ATACATGATATGTACCAGCAGTTGCATCTAAATCAATATCAATCTCTGTTACTGAATCAGTTGCTGAAATTCTTGGATTAAATGATGCAACACCAGCACCTACAATTTCTGTACCAGAAGATATAGCAGTATTAGTTGCTGTACCAGATGTAGCACTTAACTGTAAATTAGCTAATGAATTAGCATCACTTGCTGCAGCAGTTGTAATTCCAAGAACTACTTTATGAATAAAAAACTTAGTTGCTGTTACAAGTGCGTCTGGGTGATCTGTATTAAGTTCACCTATTTCAACAAGAACATCATTATCTGCATAAGTTGTATCAGCAGCATTAGTATCTGCTAAACTAATAGCAAATGTTTGGATTTTTCTTGTTCCTAAAGAAATTAACTGTCCAGTTGAGTTAACTGAAAAACCAGTTTCTGTGACAGCACCGCTTGTGCCATCTTTATTGATTACATTGAATCCACCCTCTGATCGGATTGGACCCGAGAAAGTTGTATTAGCCATTTTAATTCTCCCGTCTTGGCAAGTGTCAATCACATTATGCGATTGTCGGTTAATTATTTATATAATGAAAAAAGCCAGATTGCAATGCAACCTGGCAAAGTTTTTTCCTTGGGAGGAAATAATGAGTAAAAACTATTATTTCACATAAATCCTACCACAAATAAAAAAGGACGGCAAGTGCCGCCCTTCTAATCCCAGAATTTATTTTTTCAGTTATGCACCTGGTGAACCAAATACACATCTTGGATCTGAAAATCCAAAAGAATATCTCTCACGAGCTTTATATCTCATGTTTCCAGTATCGAAGTCTGCTTCCATACCAGTTGATAAAGCTACACGCTCAAAATGCAAGAACCCACGAGGAGTGTCTGTCATAATGAAGAATGCATCTGTATCAGTTAGGAAGTCATTAACGACATAACCTTCTGGTAACATGCCCATGCTCTTGAGTGCATTAAGATCGTTATCTGAAGTTGATACACGCAATGTTGAGTTCATAATTCTCTCAGCAACGAATTGTAACTGTCTAGGAATAATTAACTTCATTCCTCTCAATGCTACAATGAGACCTCTTTCATCAACAAACCCAGCAATCTTAATTAACGCATCTTCAAGAGATGTTTCATTAAGGTCTGCTGCAGTTGAAGGTTCATTTGCAAAAGTTGATCCATTTGTTAATGGATGATCTGTTGCACAGAGTTCCTTGCCGTCACCGCCTGTAACAGTGCTGTCAAACGCATTATTTAATACAGCTGCAGCTTTAACTTGCTTGGTGTGTGCCATTGAACGTGCTAAAGCCTTTGTGTATCTAGCAGAAAGTCTGTCATAAAGATTATCTTCAACAGCCTCCTCTGTGATACTGAATGCTAAAGCAACAGTCTCATGGTTATACCTTGCAGTATAAGCTTCATTTGCATCATCAAATGCCACTCCAGTACCTTCCGACTTAGTCGGTGCGGCACCAAAGCCAGATAGCATTACTTCTTCTTCAAACGATCTGTCTGAAGTTTCAGTTGTGAAAATTTCAGAGTGCTGATTTTCATATCTAGCATACTCCATTCCGAAAAGAGCATTAAGACCTGGCTCTAGCTCTTTAGATAATTGTGCTCTACTTATCGCCATAATTAATCTCCTTTAAGAAATAGCTGCATCAGAATCTCCAACAGAACTGAAGAAGATATGATTGTTAATTTTAACGATATAGTTAACCCCAGCAGCTGAATGATCAGCATTTGTAGGATCATCATGTATACCCAATATCATTAAAGGATTAGACGGATCTGAATCCTCCGCTGTAGATATATCAATCTGAGCAGTAGAAATACCAGTTGTAGTACTTCCAGAAGCACCATTCTCAAGTTCAACTGTTTTGAAAATATCTGCTCTAGCAGTTGCCTTATCGGTGTTTGTTCCGTCAGATGCAACGATAAATCTTTGCATAGGGTTATCATACACGAAACCTTTTATATCGTGGTTAGTATCTGCTGACCCAGAACCAGGCCATGTGTTAGAAAACTTTAGTTTTCCTGTTGTTGCATCAACATATTCACAACCTGCAAAAACGCCTAACAACTGTTTTGTATCACCAGTTGCTGAACCTATTGCAATAGTTCCACCTGTTAATTCAACAACCACAGGTGAACCTTGGAATATAGCTGAGGCATCACTTTTGATAAAGTATTGATTTACTCCATCAGCAGTAGTACCGCCAAAACCATTGATTGGTTTTAAGCCGAATTTTAAGCTTGTATTAGCCATAAAACCTCCTAGTTAAAATTAAAATTTCATTAGGATTCACCTTTTCGGTTTCCTCCAAATGTTACACGACTCTGCCTTTCCTTTTGGATAGGCATTGAAGGATGTGACTCCTTCATTAAGTTTTCATCAACAGCCGTCATTTGGTTGCGGGTACGACCCCGGTAGTAATCGTTTCTTTCCAATGCCGTCTCTTCAGGTATCCTAGCCAGTATCAAGCCTCCTTGACCAATCACACCAGCGTGTTTTCCTTCCGTAATAGTAGAAAAGTCACTGTCTGGATATTCGTCAGCACGAACAGGTTCCCAACCTTCTCTTAATTTAGCGTGGACGTTCATTTGATCCTCCTCGCCTCGAATGTTGGTTCTTATCCATCTCTGCCTATATCCTTCTGGTGGTTTTGGAGCTTCAAGTCTGCTCGGTGGCGACCAGGGTTTTCTACGGGTAGCGTTTGCCCGTGTATTCGCTTCTCTTTTTGTTCGATCTGTCATCATCTACTCCTTTACATACTTTGCGTACTCTTCAAGAGGCACGTTAAGTTTTTTAGCTATTGCCACCTGCGAAGGAGACAATCTAACAGTTCTGCGTCCCGGTTTCTTGCGTGAAGCGGAAGTGTCAGCCGGAGCGACCCTAGCACTTCCTCCGTTTGCTCGTTCAGTATTGAACTTGTCTGGGAACAAACCCTTTAACTGACGATCAATTTCATCATAGTACTCATCAGACGAAAGGTCAAACCCTTCTTCTGATAATTTTTGGTGAATACCCATAGCAGTGCTTGTCATCACTTGATCTTCACCAAACCATTCATTACGTTCTGCCCAAGCCTGTGCCTTTGGATCAACAGGTGCTTGTTGAGGCTGTGGTTGAGTTTGAGGTTGTTGAGCTTGTTGCTCAACTTCCTTAACTTGTGCCTCTTGCCTATCTTTAGCTATTCGATGACGTTCTTGCTCAATCGATATTTTTGAAAGAGCTTGTTGTGCATCAAACATTTTATCCACATCACCAGCTTCATGGGCATCTCGATAGTTCTTTTTTGCCTGTTCAAGCTGTGCATCAAGACGAGTTCCGTATTCTGAAATATACCCTTGATCAAGATTTTTTAATCTTTCTTTGAGCTTTTCATTCTCTAAGGCTGCTTCCTGGGCCTTCCTCTCCGCCTCTTGCTTGGCTCTTTCTTCGTTTTTGTACTTGGTTGTGAGCTTTTTGATTCTATCTTGTGCCCTTTTACCGACATCTTGTAATTCTTTGTCATCTGGCTCTTCTGTTTTCTGTTCAGACTGTCCAGTATCAGGTGCAGTTTTTGTTGCATCCACACTAGCAGATTCAACATTTTCATCCAAAGTAACTTCAACATCTTTTTCCTCTTCGGTTGTTTCAACTTTTTCTTCAGCTAATTTTTCTGACATATTTTATCCCTTATATATGTTTAATATCTTCTGGATCGAGTAATGTGGCAATAACTTCATCATCGTTAATGACACGAACTTCCATATCTTCTAATGAAAAACGTGAACCTGCATATCGACCTATGCAGATCCAATCTCCCTCTTTGCACCAAGGATTGTCTGGATTTCCAAACTTACCTTCATCTTTATATGCTAAAGGTCCAACTTTTAATACATATGCAACAACTGTTGCTAATGCTTCTCTCTGTCGTATTTGATCTGGTATAATAACACCCTTATCAGTAACTTCTTTACCTTGATAAGGTGCAACAAGGATTCTCCAACCAGTTGGTTGAGGTAATCTCTCTTTAAATGATTTATCAAGAAGCGTAGGATCTAATACTCTCTCCTCCTTCTTAACATAAGCTTTTTCTTTATTTCTCTTTTGAAGTATGTGGTCAGGTACTAATAATGTCTTCGCCATCTTCGTAATTTTTCTCCAACAAGGACTTCATTTCTCCCTTTGCGTAGTTCAAGCCTTGCATCTCGCCTACAAGAAGTCGGTAGTTCTCCATATCCTGGATACCACCAGATGTTAAGATGGTAGCAATGTCTTGCTCCCGTCTTTCTAACATCTTATACACATGTTTTGCGAAGTCTGCAACATCCATCTTGTATTTTTTAATAAACTCCAGAAAAGTTAGTACCAGAAACTTGTATTGATCCACCTTTAGCTTTTTTCATAATAGGTTTTTCATCTGCTTCTTTCTTTGATTTATTACCTAGCATTTGAAAATCTTTTTTAGTTAGTCT